GCAAATTGAATAAACACAAAATTCAAAAAACTAACCTAAAGCACAGCAAAGCAAGCCGGCAAGCAAGTCAAGCAAAATAAAAAGAAAAATAATTTTCAGTAGCAGGCCAAAAATGCCTGTTCTCAAAACCAAGAAAGTACAAGCGACGACTTTCAGTGACGATAAATCGCCGCAAGACATCTTGTTCTTGAGGAGTCAAATTAAAAGTAAAAATGTCACCGTGACAATTGATGAAACGTCCCATCCCATCATATTGCACACGCCAGAATTGATTTTCAGGAAAGTCATGTCCAAAGGCCAAAAATCGGTTGTAGTCAATGAACCAAGAAAGTAGTCCATGAATTTGCACATGTCCATAGTCAGAAGCAACAATCGGGTCTTCGTCCTCAATCACGACATCCAAATCAACATCATTCCAAGCACCCTCCAAGTGCACCCCCTCAAGATCGAAGCCCATAACGCCAGTCCAACGGCGTGAATAGTAAGAAAATGGTCGAAGAAAGATTGAAATTCCATTATCAGTAGCAACACGACGAATCAAATCCTGATACCTGTCAAATACATCTTGGCCATGATGGTACAAGAAGCCAAAGGCAGCATCAACATTGTCCTGGAAAACAGCAGTGTCAGATTTCCAACACAACATATTATCCACTGTTTGTAATGCAATGACAGGATGAATAGCAAAAGGGAAATGTTCATCACATCGAAAGCCACGCTTAAGGAAAGTAAGATCTTCAACCTTATCAACCACCACACCATCCTTACAAGCGTTTGTAGCTTCGAATCCAAGGTCCTGTGCAACTCTAGAAAATTGCTCGAAAGTGAAGTCATCATCAGATGTAGACAAGACAAGATCATCCCCATAGCAACAAAATGTCATTTGAGAATCCAAATCACACACATCATGCCCAGTCACAGACCAAACATATACAACAATCATCATGTTGACAAGAGTATTGACAACTGTTGTACAAGGCATACCAGATGGTACACCACCTTCAACAAGGTAAATTTCATCCATATAGACATGCTTTGTGCGCAGGATAGGTTGCCATAGCCATTCAAGTAAAGATGCATTTTCAGGATCAGTGAATTTTTTCAACAGCCAAAGAACCATCTGGAGAAACTCAACAGATACACTAGCATCAAATTTAGAGTAGTCAATATCAAATGCATGTTTGTGTTGCTTCAAAGAATGAAACAGAACAGTCCAGAACACTTCAGGATCACATCCAACTGCACTATGTAGCTCAACACCATGACGAGCATGGAATGACCACATAAACTCACAAACCACTTCACGAAAAAGAATCACATAGTGGATAGGAGAAGCCTCAATCAAACGTGTCTTTCCTTGCTTTATCTTTTCCAGCGGACGCAATTCATCCTTGAGATATGATACAAAGATAATATCAGCATCAAGTCCAGATCTATAACGACGTTCCAGTTCAACAACACCTTCTTCAGCAGCACCAGCTTCTAGACACTTCTGTTTATTTGTATAATCCTTAAGGTATGGCCATCCAGCAGAACTTTGTAAGTTAAGCGGTTTTACATAGGGTGACCACCCATTCACAGCCGAATCAAAAGAAACTCGATGAAAAGGACCACACACACGATTTAAAAGAGACCACATATACTCCAACACACATGACTGATGATGTTTAATCATTGGCATTGGAGCAATAGGTCGATCATACTTTTTAAAAATTGCATGTATGAAATCAACCTCACATCGAGGATCATTAGGATGTTTCACAGAAGGAGCAGCATTGGTTGTTAAGTAGTGTTGGAAAACTGTAGGACCATAACGTGTACGTGTTGGTATATACACTTTCTGATCCAAACGCCCTACATTTACAACATAAGGCAATCCTTGTTGATGTATTCCACCTTGCAGCATCTCAGAAATCAAAGGGACACAAAAGCCACGACAAGCACCATCACCAGCCACATGAATTCCAATAACTCTATACCCTTCAGGTAAACGCACAAGAACAGGTGCACCACAGTGTCCTACAACAGTGACAGTAGAATATCCAATGATGTATTCAGATAAAACTTTACCCTGCAACACCATACGTCCGTAGTGCCAGAAATTGCGCGCTTGTAGAGCATGAGTTAAACCATCATTACGAACAATCAGACATCCAACATTACCCATACCCATACGGGGAAAGGTATCGCCAGAAGCAACAAGCTTTGTTATGTCAGGAAAGTGGTAAGAAAGTCCAGGAATATGCATGATAATCATGTCACAGGGTGAACCACCCAATTCAACACGACCCTCACGCGTTTCTGTGTTGTAGTCATAAGAGTATTTAAAGAGTGGATGTTCCAATTGCATGCTAATGGTTCCAGTAAAGCTCTCAACCAAATGTGCTGGGAAAACAAAACGGTCACCACCAACTGCAAGGGCATTCATACGTATAGTACGAACGACACCATCGACACTCCCCACAGCAGAAATGTTAAGTACATTAGAAGAGACTTTTTGTACAACTTCTTCAGCACCCTGATGTACAATGCGAAAATCAGGAATAGGAGCCATCGGCTTAGGAGGAGGTCGAACAGTAGGTGCAGGTTGATAAACACCTTGTTCGACAGGTTGTTGCTCAGTCCCAACATTCATAAAATGCTGGTAAATGCCATATCCCAAGCCAGCAATTCCAAAAAGAGTGACAAGCAAAGTAGCAGCAGGAGCCCACCAATTCCGCACACCTTCAATACACTTATCAATAATGGCTCGCAACTTATCCAAGATCTTTTCACTCAGATGTTTTTTAGGTTCAGCCTTTGCTTTCTGTTGTAAACCCTTAAACAAAGGCATATCAGCTAGTTCAGCCGGTAAGTGCAGTTCTTTCACACTAGGGTCAGGAACAAGATGAGCAGATTGATAATCACTACGTGCTCGTATCATGTCACGAAATGTTTCCAGTTTGTCAAGTATCTTGCGATGGCATGTATCCAAGAGAGTTTTATATGGTGTAACTTTACCACCAACCATGATTTTACACTTGGTCATTTCAGGATCAATAAAATCCCTCGGAGTAGCATCCTCATCAGCAAGAACTTTGGCTTTGACAGTAATCCTTCTCGCAACAGCAGAAGAAGAGCGAACAGTAGTAATTTCCGCTTGACTGTCAAATTTTGTACCAAAGTTTGTTGTTACAATGATAACTGGTGTTTGATACAAGCGACCCTTAGCTTCAAGCCGTGCCATGTTGCAACGATAAATTGCTGTTGACACGACCTGAAGGAATCCAACAAAATCCTCATCATCAGGATCCTGCCCCATGTCATCAATAATCTGCACATACTGACCACGATAGCCATCCCAAAATCCATCAGCAGTTGTCCACGGTTTAGAATAAACATTTGTGCCAGGTGGTAATCCAGCAAGCACACAAAGATCAGCAGCCAAGTTACGAGCCAAGATCGATTTACCAGTCCCAGGTTGTCCACAGAGCAAAATAACAGCAGGTTCAACACGTGTGTAAACACCATCATCTATGGCAACAGCATTATACAGACGGTCTAAATTAGCCATTGTTGCTCGAAGTGGAACATAGATGTTACTTTCAACTTCCATATCAGCAAGCTCTACCTGGAAAAACAGACATTTTGAGTACAAGGAACGAATTGCCTCACGATGATCAGTCCATTTATCTTCAGGTAACATCAGGTAAGAATTTGTCTCAGCCATCATACGCACAAGAGCCTCTTTGTACTTCTCAAGCTTTTTTGAGTAGTTACGACGCGGGAAGAACTCAAAAGCTGTGCGCATCGCAGAAAGGAATGTAGAGAAAATCCAGTAAACACCTTTAAGTGTTGCAGTCACAGTTGTAACAATGCGACATAAACGAAGGAAATCAATCAGTTCTGGGGAGCTCTCAACTCCAAACATTGCCGAAACAATGTCTGCAGCAAGTCCCTCAACACCTTCACAGATCGATCCCTGCGTGACAACACTAAGGACAGTATCATCATTGTTCTTCTTAGAAAAAGGCCACATAGAGCCGATCTTTGCTACAAATCGCTCAATACGTGACACAATCCATCCACACGCACATGGTGCAAAAAGCATGACATCTGAACCAATCATTCCAAAGACAGAAAGTAAAACTGCTTTCTTATCACTAGCAGTGAGAATCAAAGCAGTATAAGATGTAACTTTGATAACAAATGCCATTGCTCGTTGGACCATAGATTCTTCGCCTTGGAAAACACTTGGTGACATATTAACAAGCTTACGCTTGAAAAATTCAGCATCCATAGACAAAGAACGTACAGAAGAAGGAAGTTTCCAAAGGTCTGAAAGCCAAGAGCGACAAGTTGGTTTTTCATCACTCTTTGCTGATGAAGTTCCTTGTTCAGCCACATTACCATTTGTTTTAGAATCAGCTTTTCCTTGAGATGAAATACGTGGAGAGAAAAGGCGACGTAAAGGGCTACGCACATGGAAACATCCATTACGTAGCATATTTACAAAGCCCTCAGCTGTTAAAGAAGATGAAGCCAATTTACACCCAAGAAGGGCATTAGCATGATCAGAAATGTCAGAAGGATGATAAGGAGTGGCACAGCCATCACATTCATTCACCACGCGCCAATCGCCAGTCACCTCACATACAACACCTTTCTTCAACGTTACGACAGCCAATCTTTTATCTCTATTTCCCATAGAGACAACCAATCCATAGTCCTTATCGTAAACGACAGAACCCTCTTCAAGCACATCCCCTTGCAATTGCACTTTCATATCTTCAATAGGTATATACGGTAGATGGTCAACCTCAACACCTATATCAAAATGTCCAACATCATCAGTCACATATTGTGTAACATCCACAGGTCCCATAACCTTAGTACAAGGTACCGCACGTTTTGTTGCAAGCTGCCCATCAAAAGAAAGAAAGACGGTAACTTGTGTGCGATACGAAGTTGTATCAAGATCGAGTATTACCAAAGTACCAAGTGAGACAGGAGCAAGTGGTGAAACAACAGCTTTCTTTGTACCAGCCTGGGTCTGAATCCGTTCTGTTTCATCAAACCGGTAAAATGGATCAGTGACAAGTCCAGTGAAATTGACATAGAAAGGTACGCGAACATCCAATGTTGTTGAGTTCGCAGGCCAACCAACAGCACCAACAGATGCGAGCTCCTCAACTGAAGTGCCAGTGTTAACACCAGGAGGAACAACCGCAACTAGCAGAGAAGCGGCACTGTCTTTATTAAGATGCAAATTGACGGGTCCCCGCCAAAAAGTGTGAGCTTGGAAAATTGCACCAAGAACGCCAGATGTATCAGCAATAAGATGAGCAGAAGAAGAGCGAACAGTAGATGTCAACTGAAATCTAGCGTAAAAATGGGCACGTCCAAGGAATGTCTTCATGTCAGTGTGAGAATAGAAGAAAGTATCATCACGTTTTTGAACGACATCAGGTTGAACCATATCAGGTATCTCATCAGTTGCCTCAATTTCGCCAGCCTGCAACTTACCCTCTTTAGGTATAGGAGCAAGCAATCCCTGTAAAGATGGAAAGAAAAACTGAAAATCAGCAGCGCCAGAAACCCACACATTGAGTGTAACAAATTGTGCAGTTGTAACTGGTGCGATCAACTTCGTCCATGCAACAAGGTACAAAGTACCAGTAGTATTATGCAAAGCCTGAACGAAATGATCTGGCGGTGTAATAGACTGATTTGCAGTTCCAAGGTAAGGTTGTGTTGAGACAAAAGGACGAGAATCCATATAAGGCACAGTGAAAGTAAAAGTTGTTTCCAGTCCCAAGTCAAAAACTTTATATCTCGCATTTTGATGATCAGTAGCATCAGAGCCAGTAAACTCACCACTACCAGGGATGTATAAAACCTGTTGCCGACCACGATGGAATGCATACATAACAACCTGGATATGGTAGGATATACCACCACGCCAGGAAGCATACTGAGAGGCCAGATATGACAAGTTTGTGTCAAGCGAGAATAAAGGTTTCCAACTTTTGTCAGATTTTCCAGCATTCCGAATATTTATGTCGGCTTGATAACCAACATATGATGGACCAACAGGGAAAGATGCCAGAACCTCACGTGAATTAGTAGATACTTGCCACTTTACAATACCAATAAGCGATGGTATTCGGACAAATTCCAACAGATCTTGTGTCGGAGCATATCCAAATGATGAAACGTCGTCACGCACATCTACATCTTCTAAAGCAAGTCGACGTGAAGTTTCTGTAACAAACCTTCCATTAAGAAATTGAGCACCGGGTCCAGGCAAGATTTCAATGAACTTATCAGAATGAGTGTCACCCTGATAATGAACACGACGCTCAAATTCTCGAACAGAAAGAGTAGGAAGTTGGAAAGCAGGTCTAAGTCCAGTCATTTGCAAATTCACCATACGCAATGATACGGTGACAGGTATTTGAATAGTTGAAGCTGTTGTATATGTAGACAGAGATGTTAAATCATATACAACAATATGCCCCAATTGTGTATGACGAAAATGGATTTGATCATAACTATTTGCAAAGTATGTGAAAGGTACCTGTATTCTTACAGATGAGTTACTGTACAAATTAATCATGCCATGTGGATAGTTGAGTAACGTAGCAGGAGATCGTATTATATAGCCAGGTTTGCATGTAAGGCTATCAGCATCTTCAGAAGTATGACCAGATTGAGTTGTAAATCCAACCTGGTCAACCTCTAAAGGCATGTAAACGATCAAAAGAGCACCCTGATAGAAAGGAGGTGCATTAACCTGTACAAGTATCTCAAAATCTGTACGCAGAAAACGGTGATACTGCAGGACACCCGTAACTGCAAATACAGGATTCTTATTTTTAGTGTCTTTTTGGTAAAGAATGTCAGGCACAGGGATAGATATTAAAGGATCCCAAATGTGTAGATACCGACTGGCATACTTCCAACTGAATTCAGCAATGGGATAATACCTGTCGGATAAAGTAGGAATTTGCAAAGGTACTTCTAAATTTGAAGGATTCTCAGGAGAAGAAACGACAGGCCCAGATTTTACTTGGACCGGCTCAGCAGCTTGATCAGAAAAAGAAGTTGCATGCGCAGAGAAAACATCAGCAAGATTAGCAGTAGCTTGTTGCAAATTTTGTACACCAAACAAACCACCAAAGCTATCTACAGGCGAAACACCAAGAGCAGAAGAAGCAACATCACCAACAAGCGTAGCAACATTACGAACATTAAAGCGTTGCGCTAAGCGGGCAGCATCCTCAACAATTCCACCAGCAGGTGAAACAGTTTCAGGCACCAAAACACTAGTCCTATTAAGCTCAGCCATAGTGACAAAAGAAGAAAAAGAAACACACACTCCCGAAAGTAGTCGGTTCCGTCCTGTGGTTAATGGGTTGGTTTACCCACGGACCCAACAGGGTTAAGATTAGCCGCATTCACGGGGTGTGGAGGAAATGATGCAAAGCACTAAGGACATATGCTTATCTTAAAAACAACATCCTGCATCATATATATGCTGTGTGACACACACCACGTCCAAGTGACCACCTCACGGTGGGGGAATTCACGAGAACACATATATATGTGTGGGGTCAGGAATATGCTTAAAAGATTCACATATGTTGGGGGCGTAGTTTGCACCAGGGAGGGAATAAGATTATGCATGTAGAGGCTAAGCATATGATGGAATTCATACCTTAGCATACATAATGGACAAACAAAGGAAGTGAACAGTGCCTAGCAAATTGTGCGGCACTGAACACAAGGGACGAGGTTATCCAAACAAGCCCTAAAATATTTTTAGGGCAGGCACAAACTTAGTTACATCCAAACACATTCTAAAATATTTTTAGAATAGGCAAAACTTAGTTACAGAAAAGATAGATAAAGAGAAGTAAAGCCTACAGGGAAAGGAATTTGGAAAACCCCCAAGGCTAGTCCTTGGGGTAAAAGGAGAACACGGCATGACAGCCAAAGCTGCCACACCGCGTCCCCTTTTA